CTCAAGTTCAAGAAGAAACAGTAGTTGAGGCTGCTCCGGTTGTAGAGCAACCAAAAGCAAGAGAAAGAATAAAACCAAAAAACGAATGGGAAATAAAAGATAGATTATACATCTTAAAAGGCGGCAAAAGACCACTATCAAGAATGATTAAATCTGCAGGTGTTTATTATTTTGACGAAGAAAAAGGTTATGAGAGAGAACTTAAGTACTGTCAAAATCAAAAAACTCCCTTTGTGGACGAGATGAAAGGAGATCAAAGACTAGAACACATTATTTTTAGATCTGGAAATTTACTTGTAGAAAAAGAAAAAGTGACTTTACAAAAGTTATTAAGTTTGTACCATCCACATAGAGATAAAATCTATGAAGAGTATAAACCAGCAGTATTAGCAGCTGACGAGATAGATATACTAGAAATGCAAGTAGACGCGTTAACAGTGGCAAGAAATGTAGATATTGATGTAGCGGAAGCTATTATGCGTGTAGAGGTTGGTTCTAAGGTATCTAATTTGAGTTCTAAGGAACTTAGACGTGATTTACTAGTATTTGCTAAGAAAAATCCTAAATTGTTCTTAGAATTAGCGGATGATGAAAATGTAATGCTTAGAAACTTTGGTATTAGAGCTGTAGAAGCTGGAATACTAAGATTATCTTCTGATCAAAGAAACTTTTTATGGGGTTCTAATGGAAGAAAATTAATGGTTATACCATTTGACGAGCATCCTTACACTGCTCTAGCACATTGGTTTAAAACTGATGAAGGAATGGAGATTTACTCCAATATAGAAAAAAGATTAAATAATTAATCACTAAATAGTAAAGTAACCATTCTTTACTGAGTGGTTGCTTAACTATAAAAACAAATTATGGCAGTAAGTATAGATACAGTATATCAAAGAGTTTTAGCTATAGCTAATAAAGAGCAAAGAGGTTATATAACACCACAAGAATACAACTTGTTAGCTAATCAAGCTCAAATGCAAATATTCGAATCTTATTTTTATTCTAAAAATAGAAGAGAAAAATTAGATCGTGATCATGAAGATCATGAATCTACAGAGACAGATTTAGTAGAGTTAATGAATAAAAAACTAGCTCCTTTCACAACCATACAAACAGTTACAAGTGGACATACGTTTCCAACGACTGTTAATAGCGATCCTGTGTTTCAAACGGGAAAGATATGGTATAATGGTAGAGTTTGTCAATACGTAGAACCAACAGAAGTAGAGTTTATGAAAGATTCTGTTAGGCATTCCGCTGCTACTGATGGTAGAGGACCAGTGTGGACTAATAGTAATACTAGTGGTAGAGATATATTAGTTTACGCTCCAGCAGTTAAAACATCTGGCATTACATGTGAATGTATAACTAGACCTGATCCTGCTGCTTGGGGATATATTGTTGTTAATGGTAAAGCTTTATACAATAGTAATACTTCTACTGATTTTCCTTTACATATATCTGAAGAAGACACGTTAGTTAATAAAATTTTAGAA